CCTGTATACTCTACATACTTAACAAAGGTTAAACTACCTTGAGTAAAACTTTTATTAGTACCGTTAGCATCAGAAGCATAAGCTACTTTAACGCCTTGAGTAGTACCTTGGTCTCCTTTAGCTATTGTAAGTGTTGTGGTGCCGTTTTCATCTGTAATTGGTACAGTAGTGTTTCCAGAGCCGTCTGTTCCTGGAGTGCCTACAGTTACGGAGCTGCCATCATCTCCAATGAACTTAACATAAGTTAATCCACCTGGAACACTCGTAGGTGTAGTCCCTGTATACTCATAAAAGTTTACAAATGTTCTAGTTCCTTTAGTAAAACTTGCTCCTGTTCCATTAGCCGCAGTAGCATATATTGGTATAACCCCTTTTGTTTGTCCGTCATCTCCTATAAATTCTACGTAGCCAGAATTGAATACACTTGCTGATATACCTGGTGCTGTTCCTGTATACTCTACATACTTAACAAAGGTTAAACTACCTTGAGTAAAACTTTTATTAGTACCGTTAGCATCAGAAGCATAAGCTACTTTGACACCTTGTGTTTGCCCGTCAGTACCTTTAGCTATTGTAAGTGTTGTAGTTCCATCCCCATCTGTAATTGGTATAGTAGTATTTCCTGAGCCATCAGTACTTGGAGTACCTACAGAAACTGAAGTTCCTGCCTTTGACTTTGAAAGAGTATATTTTCGAGTTAATGTTTTTGTTCCTGTACCGCCATGTACACTTGCTGGTATCAATGCTCTTACTGTGAATGTTTCTATATCACTAGACCAACTAGACCCTGTTAGGGCATAAGCTCCAGTAGATTGAGTAAGTGTAAAGGTTAATCCATTTTGAGTAACACTAGTATTTGTGCCACTTGTTCCTATATAGAATAGCACACTTGAGTTTGTACTTACAGAAGTAGCACCTACAAAAGTTTCAAAAGCTCCACCTGCATCATCATAAAATCCACTAGCATTTGTAGCACCACTTGAATTTGTAGCTACAGTATGTGTAGAATTTGTTAAATTACCTGTAACGCCTCCAATACCTCCAGCACCGTCTTGTACTGAGAATAATGTAATAACATCTGTTGCTTTTAAGCTTCCACCTTCAAACATTCTGCATCTTATTTGTGTTTCTGAATCTAGCGCTGGCTCATCCCCATCTGCTAATGTGAAGGTAGTAGCTGTAGAAGCTATTGTGTTATTAGAAGCGTCTGTTGTTATCTGAGACCAGTTTTGTCCTTGGTCTGTACTTTTATAGTAATCGAATGTAGGTGTTACAGCGTGTCCTTGAGGAGTTGCTGAAATATCAATAGTTGTAGAATCATCTGGAGGGCTTCCATTGTCATATCTAATTACAAAGTTACTCGCCGCAAGTTTAACTGTTCTTGCATCTAGTCCACCACCAGCAGCACCGTCTAGTCCTGCTGTAACTGCATACGTCTCACTAATACTATAATTTGTAGAAGCATCTGTAATAATTTTTGCAAGTATAACATCATTAGAAGGTATAAAACTTTGCTTTTTAATAGCTACTCCACTATATGCTCTAGTAGTAGTATTATTAACTCTCAGAGAAGTATTACTGGTTATAGCATTAATTGTTCCCATAAATAAAGAAGTTCCGCTACCTACAAATACTTTATCTCCTACTTCAAATTCTGTAGTAAAAGATGTTCCAGACCCTGTAATTAAATTAGTATTAACTCCCATAGAGGCAGTACCAGAAATTGCTGTTAGTCCTTCGTTAGAAGCACCTACTTCTTTCCAGTATTTTATAGCTAATTTATCACCATTTGCAGAAACTGCAGTGCTGTTTTCTACAAATTGAACTGCTTTAAATTTATCTGTAGATTCACTAGCATCGAACAATAAATAAGCAAGAGAATTAGCTCCCATATTATTAAAATTTTGTTGATAACAGCTAGAAGTATTAGTACTATTTAAATAAGTTATTCCATCAGGTGCATCGAATTGATATCCATAGTTGCCTACAGATACTGTAGAAGCGCTAATTGTTAAGGCTTGATTTAACACTCCGCCTTTCATAATCTGTTCTATCTTAGGTCCTGGATATAAAGAAAGTTTAGATGCTACTACTTCAATTTCATTTTTAATATACTTTGAGTAAAAACCGTTTGTTGTTAAAACTCTTAGAAATACAGTATATAGTACACCTGGAGTTACATCTTTAATTCTGTGACCTGTAGAATCTGGTCCAATACTTATTGTTTTCTTAATACCTTTACCTTCGCCATCCTCTAGTCCTAGTATCATTATCTCGTACCCTGCAATAAATTCGTATTTTTTATTTGAATTTGCTTCTGTACTTAGAGGAGGTGTCCACCCTACTAGTAAATCAACTCCTGTGCTATTTATATCGATAGATTCTGCCGCACTTTCATGCCCTGCAGGTATAGCATTTAGTCCCATACTTGTAGGTGCAGGAATTATTCCCTCCCTTGTAGGTGGTTTTCTTATTTCAGGAGTTTCTTCTATTATATAACCTCTTTCTACTAAGTCATATAAATCTTCTGAATGTCCCACGGCACTAATATTGTAGGTTTTTTCATTTGAGTCCTCTGATATAGATGTAATTAAAAAAGGTTTAGGTGCAGAAGCTACTAAGTCACCAGTAGCTTGAGTAGTTGCTGTTATGCTCCACATAACTTCACTGTTTGGGGTTGAAGAAAATGCTGAAGATACTGTTACAATATTATTATTATAAGAACTTACAGGTTTACTTTCAATTCTAGAATATTGAGACCAGAGTATTTGAACATTGTCTCCGCTGTCATCTTCGGTGTTTATTGCTGCAGTTTCTGATGTTATTGAAGTTAGTAAATCTCCACGTTTATATTCTGTTGAGCTTATAGTTGCTGTATCTTGATTAAGGTATGCGCCTCCTGTAGGATAAATTAAATTTAAATCAAAATTAGTACCCGAAGCACTTAGATCTACTGCTCTATCTAGTCTAACTACAGTAGAGGAGCTAGAAGAAGAAGAGTCTACTCTTCCTGAAGATTGAGTAGTATATATGTCAGAATCTTGTACTTCTATCAGGTCTCCAGGTTTTAAATGCGCTGCATTAAGTCCTGTTCCAAAAGTTATAACTTCTTCTGAAAATCGCTCTGTAAGTAGCATCCATTTTCCGTGACGAATTGCTTGTCCTTGTGAGGTACATCCAAGAGCTACTACTTCAGTAGGATTAATTCTATTAGTTTCTAATATGTTTTCTGTATCTTCTATGACTTCTACTTCTTGCCTGTAAAAAGCATTTGGGTTATTATAAGTTACTCTGACTTGATTTGAACGAAATCTAGTAGAAGTTGATTGGTATGAAAAAGAGCCGCCTATAACATTACCTTTGGAAAATGTGTATATTGGAGATTTTTTAGAATTTAACTGAGGAGACACTTTACCGTTGAAATAAACAAGCATACCTCTAAAGATAGATATAATATCTGATAAGTATCTTTGGGCTTCTGCAAGTTCAGTAATATACATATTACAAGTAAATCTAGGTTCGAACCCTCCTTTACCGTCAGGTACTAATTCATCACAATATTTTGCTATTTGGTACAGTTGGAATTTATCTATTTGTGCAAAGTCATCGTTAGAATCTATGTATTTTCCTAAACCATAACGGTCATTTGTCATTATATCTAATAATATCCATGCAGGATTATCAGTCCATACTAACTCGGTATTAACTCCTGAAGTAAAAGTATTTAAGTCACCTCTAAAATTTCCATCCCAATCTTGGTCGGTGCTTTCGGTAGCTCCAGTAGTAACATTTCTATTATATGTTGCAGGGGAGTCAGAATATAATTCATTTCTAGGTTTATAATTTGTAGGTACTTTTATTTTTAAACCTCTAAGGTCATATCCTCTATTTGGTATACTACTAAAGTTTTGTGCATCTAATATTACTGCTCCATAAGCTGTATAAGGGTAACTTAATTTATCCTCTATAATATTTTGTATAGCTTGTAGTTGACTTGGGGCAGTATGGATAAAATCTCCATGTTCTGCCTGTGAAGGAGTTACTTTTTGTATATTTACTCTATAATCAGTAAAAGGTTGAAATTTTTCTACGTCAAAAGAAAAACTATAATTAAATGGAGTTCTTGTTAATCTTCTCACAGTACCTGTTCCATTGTTATTAGTATGTGGCTTATTTAGTTGACTTCTGGCTTGTAGAGAAGAATCTGATACTCCGAATATTCTTTCCGAAGTATAGTTTGTGCCATCAGTTGTATATTCAAAATCTATTAAAAATTCTGCATTAGCTGCAGCTTCTTTCCCGCTTCTAGGTTTATGAGCAAATATTCCGGAAGGAAAGTTTATGGTAATACTTATTTGGTCTACTTCACCTGGATTAGTAACCCCCATTGTTGTAGCAGTTACTCTATTAGCGTCTCTTGCTGCTGTAGGTTCTGGAGTATCACTCCAACCTGACTGAGAATTTGGAGTACTACCTATACCGCTTAAAGACGATAAATCAGTTTGAGCTATTTCAGAAGAAGCATTATAAACTATAGAAGAACTTCCTAGACCTACAGGAGGTTTCAAGTAACTTTGGTCTCTAGTACCCGGTCTAAAAGCTATAGCTGTATTTTCAAAATTATACTTTGGAGTACTTGCAACAGTTTGTGAAGGAGTTGTAACAAAAGCAGAAACATTAGAAGCATTTATACCTTGTGCAGACGCTAAAGTTGCTTGGGATGCGCTTTGTATTGAACCTATTAGGGCTATTAAATCTACATGAGTAGTAACATTAGATACAGTTGTTCTTGCGGGAGACATAAGATATACTCTTTTTTGGTCGATGTATGTACCTATAGAAGCTACTAAATCACTTCCTCCAACCCCTGCTCCTGGTATATGTACTGAGGTTCTTCCTGCCTTGTTGAAAGCATCTAGTGTAGTAAATATATTTGTTGTACAAGTTAATAAAGTTGTACCTGCAACAATACTCATAGTACCAGATTTTCCTGCTTTATGTATTCGTATGTATTGAGAGCCTTCAGACGTATCTTTGCCCGAGAACAAAGACCCATTATTATCAGTTATAACTCCTGAAGATGCTGTATAAGTTACATCTGTTGAATTTGTAGGCCCAAAACTTTTATTATTAGAGCCTTCCATAACAGGAGTACTATCTAAATATACTGAAGCTGCTCCATCTACTAAGCCTTCTATCGGGCCTTCTGAAAGCATATCATATATTAATGCTGTTTGTTTTTCAGTGGAAGTTTTTTTATTTGAAGTAACATTTGAAGTAGACCCTGCCCCTGCTCCTTTTCCTTCTTTCATTGTTAATTTTATGTCTGACATTAGAATATACTCCAAGTAATTGCATCGGCGTTTTCGCCTATAGTTGTTGAATTTGCGGCACTGGTGCCTTCGCTAGAGGATGTAATAAGATATTGTGTATTTGAACCTATTGACATATCTCCTTCTAAAAAGGCAAAATTCATTGGAGACCCTCCAACTATTAATCTGCCATACAGTAAAGGTACCGGTACTCCTTGTTTTACGTTATTTACAGGGCCGTCAAAATAATAAGACTCTCCTGCTTCTGAAGGTTTTTTAGGTGTCATTAATCCCATTATACCTCGCATAGCTAAAGTACTCCCTACAAACAACATAGCAGCTACAGTTTGGCCGGCCGTCAGACCCAATATCCCTGCCGCGGGAGGAAAAAAGAGTGCTGCAACTATAAGAGCTACTCCTATAATAACTTTTAATCTATCTTTAAACTTCCCAGCACCTGCAGGTATGGGAGTAATTATTAAGTCTTCTTCTCCCAGCTCGGTACTTAAGTTAGTGTAATCTAATAATTCTTTCCCTTTCTGCACATGGAACATAATTCCTTTTTCTGTACAATCTACTAAGTATTTGGTTAACTTATTATTTCTTTGAACATCTATACCGTGCATAGCTTCCTGTACAGTGGCTGCATTTAATTTCCAATGTTCTCCAAAGAGTTTTCCCATTTTTCCTTTTAAGTAAATATTTCTTGTCATTTTGGCTCCAGTAAATAGTGGCTTTTTTGTGGATAACTTACTATAAAGTAAGGAATATCCATTGCGTTACAATTATCAATATCATAATCACTTGGTTCGCAAATTTCTTGGTCATAGTGACTATGGACTACATATAAAATATTTGAAGTCATCATATATTGTGTGTATAGATTTGCGTCAATTTCAAAAGTATTTTCATTTTTTGAAATGTTTTCACACAAAATCCATTTTTCTTTGTTATTTTGTTCTATTATAAGTCCACACATTTCCCTTGGGGCAGAATCTGCGGCTGCTTTATAGAACTCGTTTAAAAATTTATCTAAAGTTTTTGGCACCTGGAAATCCTCCAAATGGTAGTATTACTCTAGTATCTGTATCTGTTCTTCCTGTGCTAGAAGTAGAGGAAAGAGTTATTGGATTAAATCCAAATCTTTTTTTACACCCTGTTAAAGACTTACTACATATATCAGCTATAGCCCAATACTTACTGCCTATAAAAGGAAATTGACCTAAACTTGTTTTCTTTGCTTTGAATAGTCTAACTTTTCCATCAATAGTAGCAGTAATATAGTCATTATATTTATCATTAGTATAACTATAATAAGTAGTAGTATTACTATAAACGCTAAACACTCTTAATCTATCAAAAGAAGCATTAGAATCTGAAGGAGTACCTGGGCTACTGGATTGAGCTATTGCTTGCCAGTAGTTAGTTAGAGTTGTATTATGTGCACTTGTATCTACTAATCCTGTTACAGTGATTCTCTGTAACGTAGTACTTGAAGTAATATTAGTAG